CGAGCAGCCGATCAACTACGACGACGGCTCAATGGAGGGCGACCACCTATCGGGTCGTCACTACGAGAGCGGTCCCGTTCCGGGTTGCCCATGGTGCGAGAACCCTGGACCGGCATGGCACAGCCAGGAGGCAGAACGCTATGACCCGCACGGTGACTACGACCCGCACGAAGGTCGCGTTGCTGCCGAGGGCGCTGACGCCGACGATTCGTACGAGAAACCAGATCAGTCACTAGGCGAGGGATCAGAAGCCGAGGGCAATTCCGGTCTATCTGACAAAGCATCGCCGGTTATCGACAAGGGCGAGGCCCGCAAAGACGGTGACACAGGTTGGAGCCTAGAGTCCGTTGACCCGCCGAGCAAGAAGCACCCGACCGTCCACATGGACCCGACCGTGGTCCTCCCGCGCGAGAACATCAAAACGACAGTGAAGGATCAGGTCAAGGGCATCGGTGAGTCAGTCACCGAGAGTCAGGAGCTACCGACCTCAACGAACTTCGATGACGCAGGCTTCGCAGGCCCGAACCAGGAGCAGGCTCCGCACACAGACCAGTGGGGCAACGACGGCCAGGTCGAGCCGGTCACCAACACAGCGCTAGCTAAGCAGCGCTGGGCAGCCGCCTTTCCTTTGGACCCCAACGCCCCGAGCGGGCGTGACCCTCGCGCACCGCGAGTGGATCCTGCGGCTCCGCCCCGCCCCGAGGATTGCCCGAACTGCCGAGGCGCAGGATGCGAGTGGTGCCACGGCATCGGAGCCGCTACTCTAGAGCGCGACCTGCCTCCGGGCATTCGTGCCCAGGACGCTACTCCGGGCGGCGTGACTTTCCCCGCTGAGTGGGTGCAGTAATGCCTCGCCGCTTCGTGAAGGAGGCGGCTCCGGTCTTCCCTACCGGGTACGCACCACATGAACTAGAGGAACAGCGCCAGGGTGTTCCACCTGGCGGTGCTCTACCTGCTAAGGAGGATAACCCATGGGGCCAGGTCTACCCGTGCCCCGACTGTGGACAGCCGGTGCGTCATGACTTCCAGCAGTGCCCGAACTGCGGTAAGGAATCTGTACCTCCCGCTCAGCCAGGAGGACTACCTTCGATTTGGGGTGGTAAGCGCAAGGACGAGACTGAGGAGGAGGCAGAGGTCGAGAAGGACCAGGATCCGCAGGACAGCGTTCTCGACGCGCTCGAAAAGGGTAACGATCCTTCGTACGAGAAGAAGAGCTACGGAGAGCTTCCAGAACGCGGACCCGAACGTCGCGTGGAACCCGAGCGTCGTGTTCCTTGGACAGACGAGGACGAGGCCAACCATCAGCGCGAGCTAGAAGAACGCAAGAACATGGGCTACAGCACCACGGAGATTCAGCGCGTCCTTCGCGCCGAGCAGGACCGTCGCCAGCAGCAGGACCGCCGACTCAACGACATGTCTCCGATTCAGTGCCCCGAGTGTCGAGCGGGCACGCTACAGGGACCGGCCTGCAACAACTGCGGCATCACCACTGAGGAAATTCTGAGCAAACCAACCTCCCGCGAAGCCGATGTGTCAACCCCGCCTGGTACCACTGTACCGCCCGCCGAAGGTGGTCCGTCAACGCCTCCGAACGCGGTAGAGGGTGAGGGATTGGTACCACAGCATCCAGTTGCGGAACCCTTCGTGGGCTATCAGGGAGCCGAGACAGGCAACCCGGCCATTGACGAACAGTTGCAGTACGCGGTGCAGCAGGGTGCAACACCAGAAGAGGTTCGGCAGAAAGCTGCGGAGCAGGGTCAGCAGGCTCTACAGCAGCAGCATCAGCAGGGCTGGACTCCACAGAACATGTATCAGCTAGCCAGCGCCGAGAATCCGCTAGCTGACATCCTCACACAGTACACCCACGGCTTCGTTTCACAGGCCCGTGTGGACCAAGTACGTAAGCTGCTATCCTAATAGGGAAGGCTCCAAGTGGGGTCAAATCAACGACGTAAGTATTGATGGCTGACGAGAACCAACTACTACGGGCAGAGCTAGACAAACTCCGTAGACACGGGATGACTCTTCCGCGTCACAGCGGACGCGCTGCTCAGTCTTACGGCGAGGCAGTTCACACGAATCACGCGCTTCTACAGGCGGCAGGGCATGACCTAGACCGCCTCGGAGTCAGGCTTGGGCGCAGCATCACGCAGGACAACTACGATTCGTCAGTCAAGAACATGCTGGGCGAGAACCAGGCCAAGATGCAGGCCATGCAGAGCAAACGCAGCATGAGCTATCGCAGCCAGGGAGCTAGCCCGCACCTGGGCGCAAGCCGTCGTGAGCACTACCGCATGTCAGCGGTTGACCACCAATCCAACTTCGGTGGAAACCCCGGCGTCGGAACCTCGACAGGAGGCGATGCCTACAACGCCATCCCGCGTTTCTACGATCCGCTTGAGTATTGGGACATCAGCGGCCTGCCGTGGAATGTTGCGGACGAAGGCCATCGTCACAAGCTCCACAAGTGGCTGCGCTTGTACTACGCCACCCACTACCTCGTCCCGATCCTGATCGACATCTTCACCCGCTTCCCGCTCGTCGGCATGGAGCTTGAGTGCAAGGATCCGAAGCTCAAAGAAGTGTACGAGTCGATCTTCCTCGACAACCTCAAATACGAAGACTTCCTCGTTGGCCTCGGTCGCGAGTATTGGGTCGTCGGAGAGGCGTTCCCTCTCGCGTCCTTTGATGAGGACTTGGGCGTGTGGGAGCATGAGGAGTTGATCAACCCCGAGGACATCGTGATCAACAACTTCCCGTTCCTCAACTCCAAGCAGTTGAAGATCGCTCCGCCCGACTACCTCAAGCGCATCGCACAGACCAAGCTCCCGGCTCGCGAGTATTACCTCCTGCGCGAGAACTTCGAGGACTTGATCCCGTACTTGCTCAAGGGTGAACACATCCCGATCAGCCCGGTGATGATGCGCCACGTCGCCAACAAGATGAACAATTGGGACGACCACGGCACCCCGATTCTTCTACGCGGCATGCGAACCTTGCTCCATGAGGAAAAGCTCATGGCCTCGCAGGAAGCCATCGCTGAGCGTCTGTACTCGCCGTTGATCCTCGCCAAGCTAGGGATCATGGACATGGGCGACGGCCTCCCGCCGTGGCTCCCCGGCCCGGAAGAGCTTGAGTCCGTCCGTGACGACCTCGACATCGCGCTGTCATCTGACTTCCGCGTCATGGTCCACCACTTCGGCCTTGAGATTTCCAACGTGTTCGGGCGCGAGCAGATGCCTCGCCTGGGCGACGACTTCGACCGCATCGAGCGCAGGCTCATGCAGGTGTTCGGCGTGAACCCGTCACTGCTCTCAGCGGGCAGCAACACACAGCCGTACGCCTCTAGCGCGCTACAAGCCGAGTTCATGAACCAGATCCTCCGCACGTTCCAGGGCATGCTCAAGGAGCACTACCGCGAGCGTGCTCTCGTCGTGGCTGAGGCGCAGGGCCACTACGACTACGAGACAAAGGGTGACACACGCATCCCGATTTGGGAAAAAGTCGCCATCACCGACGAGGAGACAGGTGAGCGTCACATCGAGGAGGTACAGAAGCTCCTGGTCCCGGACCTCAAGTTCGCGACCTTCGACATGCGCGACCAGGCTACCGAGCGTCAGTTCCTCATGGCCCTCCGTCAGATGGGCGTCCCGATCCCGAACGAGGATCTGCTCATCGGCATCGACTGGAACTACCGCGAAAAGGTCTTGCAGTACAACCGCGAGTTGAAGGAGCAGACCATCGCTCAGCAGCGCGCGAAGCTCGACACCTACATCGCTCTCGCCACGCAGGGACTCCCGATCCCGCTCGACCTCAAGGCCGAGGTTGAGTCCGTGCTAGTCCACGGAGCAGGCGCAGGTGGGGGTATGCCCGAAGGCGGCGGTGGAGGCATGGCAGGAGCACAGCAGCAGAAACCAGGCGGCATGCCCGGATCAGTTGGTCCTGCCGGTGGCCCGCCTGAACTTGGACCTCCTGGCGGCGGTGGTGGAGGCATCAACATGCCGCCTCCGCCTCCTGGCCTTGGCTCAGGACCGGGCACCGCGCCTCCTGGCGGCGGAGCACCGGCAGCTAGCCCGATGGCTCCTGGTCCCGCAGGCACCGTCCCGCAGGTGAGCAACGAGCGTCGTCCTGGCCTGAAATACAACACGTCGAACCAGGGCCACCCGATCATCGGTGCTCGCGAGGGCAGCGACTTCGATCAGTTCATGGCCGACTACCCCGACCTGGGCCTCCCGTTCGTGGACTACGTGGCCGACAACACAGAGGACGAGCTAGACAAGATCGACCGTGGTACCCTGCTATCGTTGAGCAAGGCATGGCCGAAGAATGCAGCAGCATACCAGCACAAGGTTGCAGAGGAGGTCGCGGTATATCTCGCGAACACCCCGGATTCAGAGCCGGAGCCTGCTAAAGTAGAGCCACCAGTTGAGTTCACACTCAAGGCGAATCAGGAGCTACGGAAAGTAAAGGGTGAGCCAGATCGCATCATCGAGACACCTTCCAAGAAACGGATCAAGCACAAGGTCGCGACTGACAAGAAGTACACTGTCGTTGACCCGGTGGAAAAGCCGCTTCGTGTAACACCCGAGGAAGAAGCCAAGCTCCGCAAGGCGTATTTCAAGGCCAACAAGATACCACTACCAAAGGATGAGAATGAGTCAACCGAGCCAAAGTCAGAAGATCAGCAAGTTTGAGCAGTCTTACGAACTGGCTTATCTTGCTGGTTTCTTCGATGGGGAGGGCTGTGTATCTATCAATCGAAGTCCTTACCATACTTCGATTGGAACACTTCTGCACACTTACCGACTGCATGTGCAGGTATCCAACACGTATCATGGCATTATTGATGACCTCGCGCGTACATATGGCGGCTACCTCGCCTCGCCTAAGCGTGAATTGAATGTTTGCAAGCGCCTCGATTTGTATCGCGACCAGGCCGCAGCGTTCTTGCAATCTATACAACCGTATGTCCGCATCAAGCAGGAGCAAGTTACTTTGGCTCTAGAGTTTCACGAACATACCTCTACGTCGGGTAGACGTGTTAGTATTGAGGAGGCTTCGTATCGCAAGGCTTGTTACGAGCGCATGAAAGAATTGAAGCAGAGTTACCGAGTCCCGACAAAGGAGATAACATGAGTAACAGCAGTAACGTCAGTCCTCTTGACGACCCGAAAGTTCATAGGCTAGTCCGAGAGTACATCGCCGCAGGTAAGACCAACAGCAGCATCGTTTCATCACTCAGCACCCAAGGTGTTCTCACCACCAAGGACTCCATCCGGAGGTTCCGCAAGCGTAACGGCCTAGCCCCGCCGTCTAACTCCCCACTCCGACCGGGCGTGAAGGTAGAGAAGGGCACAGCAGAGGTCACGACTCCCCGCCAGGTCGGGGTCAAGCTCGATGACCCGGACACCATGCTTGAAGAACGTGGCCTTGATCCCGCCGAGTGGGACATCGAGGGCGCAGTCATCAACGAGTGGGATGGCCCGAGCCAAGAGGGTCCGGTCACGTACCACCAGGCGAAGCTCCGCCTCAAGCGCAACGTGGACTCGTTCATCTTCCCGGCCCGTAGCGATGGGTGGAAAGCGCCGCAGCGCAGTCTCCCGACAGAGGGATCACACCTTGTCGCCATCATAGGCGACCAGCAGGAGCCGTTCGCGGACGAGAACCTGCACTACCTACTCTGCGGCTGGCTCGAACAGAACCAGCCCGACGAGATTGTCAGCCTCGGTGACACTGTGGACTTTCCGGACATCAGCCGTCACAGGCTAGACCCGGAGAACGGAGCCACGGTCAACGAGTGTATCCAGACCGGCTACGACAACCTACGCGGCGTACGTCAGGCTGCCCCGAATGCGCGCATCCGCAAACTTGCAGGCAACCACGATGAGCGCATGCGCAACATCCTGCTCGACAAGCCAGCAGTGCGGTCGCTCTACGGCGTCAAGCAGGCGGACACCCCGGACGAGGATGGCCCGCCCGTGCTCTCGATCCCTCACTTGCTTCGCTTGGACGAGTTGGGCATCGAGTACGTAGATCCTTCGGGTCCGTATGACATGGCGCAGATCAACCTCAGCGACCACTTGGCTGTGCGCCACGGCTGGATCGCCCGACAGGGATCAGGCGTGTCGGCTCTCGCTACGCTCGACTACCTCGGTTACTCCTGCATCGTGGGTCACACCCACCGTCAGTCACTCATCTACAAAACTCGCCACGACATCGACGGCGGCACGACGACACTGACGGCTGCCGAGGCAGGCTGCCTCTGCAAAATCGATCAGAAGCCGTACAAGGGCAGGCAGTGGCCGAACTACACGGTCGCTCCCGACTGGCAACAGGGCTTCTCCACGGCGGTCGTTCACGCCGATGGCACGTTCAGGATCGAGAACGCAACCTACGTCAAGACGAAGGGCAAGGGCGTTCTTCTGTGGAGGGACGAACAGTACCGCTGAGCACTTGACAAGGGTGCTATAGTGTAGTTCATCGGGTGGCTGGAAGGCCACAAAGCGCAGTAGAGTCGAAAGGGCGTCATGGGCGCTAGAGCAAAGAAGAGGAAGGCTGACGAGCAGACGTACCAGCAGAAGAAGAACGCCGTCTGCATCGTCCTGTATGACACGACTGGTGAGACTCTGAGTCCCGTCGCGCGTGAGGAGTTTGAGGAAGCGGCTCTCCGAGTCGCGCAGCATCATCCGAACGTCCTGCTAAGCATCTCGGATACCTGAGATGGGCATCAAGCCAGCAGGTGACTTCGAGGTCACGCCTGTCACCATGGAGGGCAAGAAACCCCGTGGCGTTGCCTGGTGCAAACGCTGCGGGCGCAAGCATGCCAGGAAGTCAGAGTGCGATCTGGTAGAATACGAGCCAGGTCGTTTCATGGGCCGTCAATCCTACGAGAAGAGAAAGGCAGAAGAGAATGGCGAGTGATCAAGTACGCGGGGTAGACCCCGACACAGGAGGGGAAAAGGGACTCAAGCTCGCATCGATAGGCGATGCTTGTCCGAAAGCCCTCATGGAGATTGCCAAGGTCTATGGACATGGACGCAAGAAGTACAGTCGGGGCAACTACCTCAGCGGCTATACGTGGAGTTCGTCATACGACGCTCTACAGCGGCACCTACTGCTCTTTTGGGCCGGGGAGGAACGCGACGGCGAAGGCGTAGTCAACGAGTTGGTCGAGCAGGGCGCGGACCCCAACGATGCGTGGCAGCAAGTGATCGACTCGACGGACGACGAGGGACACTCGCTCTACTCAGGGCTGCATCACATGGCCCACGCCGGATGGCACTGCATCTGCCTCCTGGCGTTCACCATTCGGAAAATCGGAACGGATGATCGACTATGAACCTCAACGAGTATCAGCGCAAGGCTGAGGAGACTGCCACATGGGGCACCTTCTCACAGGGCGACGGCAAGGGCGTAGGCGAGCCGGGAGGCATTCCTGGCGTGGTCTACTGCGCTCTCGGACTCACAGGCGAGGCCGGGGAGGTTGCGGACGACTTGAAGAAGGCGTACCGCAACGATGGGATCATCACGTTCGAGCGGCGGGAGAAGATCCTTGAGGAGCTTGGCGACGTGCAGTGGTACCTCGCTCTGCTCACGACGGAACTTGGTGCTACACTAGACGACGTAGCGCAAAGGAACCTCACGAAGCTCGCGAAGCGGAAGAGGAAAAACGAACTCAAGGAGCACGCATGAGCACCCAGGCGGAGCACGACCTATTCATGAGGTTCCCCGGAATGACGCGGGAGCAGATTGAGCGCCAGTTGAGCGAGAGGCTTGAGGACGACCTACGGGACTTCCAGTTCCAAGTGCTACCCTCAGACGTGCCGCACCTACAGGCCGTAGCAGCCGATCCTAGACCAACCGTCTATCTCGCAGGACACATTTCAGCGGACAACTACCGCAAGGTGGCAACAACCTACCTGGACGACTACGGATGGGAGGTTCTGGACCCGTTCGTGCGGGCCGACTTCCGTGACCGAGACAACCTCGACATGGCTGCTCTCTCAGAGGAGATTGTCGAAGGCGACCTCAACGACATCAAACGGTCGCAGGCTGTCTTGGCCGACTGCACCATCGGCAGCCCCGGTACATCGATGGAGATTTGGTACGCGAACTCGATTGGGCGTCCAGTGTACGCCTTCGTGGAGCGTGGCAATCGCATCAGCCCATGGGTTCACTACGTGGCCCATGAGAAAGTGGAGGAGACTCTATCTGATGCGCTCGTAAGACTTGTAGGTGACTACCAGTGAGGATCGCACTCACGTACATCGCGGTGGTAGCGTTCGCCGGGATCGGAGTGGTGGCCTTCACGGAAGCCAACTACAAGGTAGGCGTTGCAACAATCATGCTGGCGTGCGCTAACGCACTCCTGCTACTATAGGAGGTAGTCATGAAAGCAAACATACTGTACGTCGCAGGGCCAATGAGTCACATTCCGCAGTACAACGTTCCAGCGTTCCTAGACGCTGAGAAGGACTTGCTCGCAAGGGGCAAGAAGGTTGTGCTGCCGGTAGACCTCAACCGGCCCGAGGAGGTCGCGAAACTGATGGCGTGCCCGTTGGGTACTGAGTCAGCGACCGGACGGACCTGGGAGGAACTTCTCTCAGAAGACTTGCTCCTGATCCACAAGGAGGGCGTCGAAGCAATCTGCGTCCTACCCGGATGGCAGCGTTCACGCGGTGCGAGGTTGGAGACATTCTACGGTCGCTTGCGCAACCTAGAGATTGTCCACTACCCGAGCCTGCGCGCAGTCGCAGCCAAAGACATTCAGGTGGCGCACGGCGTCCCTTTAGGAGTGACTAACTACTGATGCCAGAGACAGCTTCCCAAAGACGATGGATGAAGGCTAACCCTGAGAAGGTAGCCGAGTATATGCGAAACACTAGGAAGCGTTTCCCTGAGAGGGAGCGCGCTAGGGTGATACTGAATCGCGCTATTCGCAGAGGGGAGATAGTTCGTCCAACAGTCTGTGAAGATTGTGGTCGTTACGAGGGCTGGAATAATGAACCCCTTCCTGGCAAGGGCGTCATCGAGGGTCATCATACGGACTATACGCAACCCCTGATCGTTGAATGGCTTTGTCGGTTATGTCATAACGAGATGAGGTTGGTCTGATGCCCTACGTAGCCCCGGAGATAAAGGAGGAGTTGGTAGACGGTCGCATCCCTGAGAATGTGGGAGAGCTTACCTTCTGCGTCACTAGCCAGCTAGCGATGTACCTGGACGAAAAGCTCTCC